TACGTCACGAAGGATCGGCAAGGAACACATGGTGACGCCGAGGCCAACTTCGGCCTGATCGCCGCGTACTGGTCGGCCCACCTCGGGCGCAACATCAAAGCCCATGACGTGGCCGTGATGATGACCCTGCTGAAGCTGGCCCGCGCCAAGTCAAACCCGGCCCACGCGGACAACTGGATCGACGGCTGCGGCTATCTGGCCTGCGGCGGCGAGATCGCGGTGGCACCCTGATGTCATACATAATCGGCATCGACCCCGGCAAAAGCGGAGCCATCGCTCTCCTCGACACTGACGACATGCAGGTCAAAACCTACGACATGCCCGGCACGCTGGACGAGAAGATGGGCCTCATCGCGGCCTTCGGCCCGGTCAAGTGCTGTTGGCTGGAGCGACCCTATTTTCCAAGAATGATAGGGATCAAAAATGCAGTCACCATCGCTGTCGCGTACGGTGAACTGAAGGCGTGCCTGTTCTTCGGCGGCGTGCCGACGTTTGAGGTGGACCCGTCGGCGTGGAAGAAGACCATGCGGCTATCGACCGACAAGAACGCTAGCCGCGCGTTGGCCAGCCAATACTTCCCCGACTGCTCGGACCAGTGGAAGCGGGTGAAGGACGACGGCAGGGCCGAGGCGGCTCTGATCGCACTCTATGGAAAGGGAAAGCAATGACCAAAGGAATAATGCTCAAAGATGCACTGATCGCCTACAACCGCCATAGCAAGGATGTAAAGGTTGGCCACCTTATCCAAAGTGGCCGACCTGATTGGGCAGGGCTTTACCAAATGACAACTGGCGCAGCGTTTTTTGATGTCAGAAGAATGAAGGGGCTGCGGGCCAGACATTACGTCATGTCCACATTCATTTCACTGGTGGTGCGTGATGGTGTCGATCTGAAATCTGCTTATGAAGCGTTCTGGCAGATCAAAGAATTCCGCGAAGCCATTCCAGAGGACATGGAGTACCGCATGGAAACGAACATTTTTGAGGAGACCAAATAGTGAACCGCACCCTTACTGACCTATCATCGATGGAGGAAGAAGTGATGATGAACGTAAACTTTCGCGAAGATCATGCCCCGCGCTGGTTTTTGAACACGATAGCCAAGCATGGCTATAAGACTTATCGGCTCGATAGGACAGAGATCCCTTGTGGGTCAGATATTGTGCTTTCGACTGTTGAGCAGTTCTACGGCAGCCCAGAAAGCAGGGTAATCAGCACCAGCAAAAGTTCACGCCTCTACTTGCGAACGGTGATGCCGTATCTCATTGACGGAGGACTTATCGTCAACAGGGAATACAAGCCTATCGGTGTTGCATGCAGATATGAGCATTGGGTCGATTATGACCAATACGGTCAGATGCACCGCGTAGCTAATCCATGTGACGATGTGTTCTTTTATCACGACGGAAATGCTCCGTGGCTGTCGAAGCGAGACCTTTCCGACTATGTGTTCCGTATTCTTTGCTATTTTGATCCAGCAACAAGTTCTTTGTTGAATGGCGGTTATGACTATGAAAACTGATCTCACCAACAAGGAATACCACGCCCACCCCGCGATCTCGTCATCCGACGTGAAGGCGGTCCACACCAAGTCGCTGGCACACTGGAAGGGCAAGGCCCGCAAGGAAACCTCTGCCTTCGCCTTGGGCAGCGCCGTTCACGCTCTGGTGCTGGAGCCGCAAAAGAACCTCGTCCTGCGCGGCCCCGAGGATCGCCGTGGCAACAAGTGGAAAGAGGCGCAGCTTGCCGCCGATCTGGATGGCCAAATCCTGCTCCCCGAAGGCGACTTCGATCTGGCCGCCCGCATCGCGGATGCTGCCAAGGCTCACCCGGTCGTCGAACAGTATCTCGGCGATCCGACCTTCGTGGCCGAGGCCAGCTTCTTCGGCATCGATCCGGCCACAGGCACCGAGATCAAATGCAGGCCAGACGGCTACCTGCCGGACTATGGTATTGTGTTCGATCTGAAGACCACCACCGACGCCAGCCCAGACGGCTTCCCGCGTGAATTGCGGAAGTATGCGTATGACGTGCAAAGCGCCTTTTACTTACGCGCACTTCGGTCGGCAGGCTACAAGGCCGACACCTTCATCTTCATCGCTGTCGAGAAAGAGCCGCCGCACGCTGTCGGTTTGCACGCTCTCACCGACCGCTATCTGGAACACGCCGACATGATCGTGACCCAGACCCTCCAAAAGATCAGCAACGCCATCGCCGTTTCCGACTTCACAACGGGCTGGCCGCTGATTAACACTATCGACCTGCCGCGTTGGCAGACCGAGACCGCCGACGACGATATCTTCACCGAGACCGTCGATTTCTAATCCAAGCCAAAGAGGAGCAAACCAATGGCTGATAATACCGACTTTCTCAAAGTGTTGGCGAAAAACGTCACACTGCAATACCTGAAATTAAACGGCACCTACCGCTTCAACACCCAGAAGCAGGCCAGCGAACCCTGCGCGCAGACGGCATCCAACGCGGCTTGGTCCGTGGCCTTCGAGATGCCCAGAGATCAGGCCAAGCCCCTGTTCGACGAATTGCGCGCCCACTATGACGCTTCCCGCGCACGCAACAGCAAGCTGCCCCAGTTCAGCAAGGTCTTCGGTATGAAGAAGCTGAAGGACGAACACGGCAACGAGACGGGCATCATCCAGTTCACCGCCAAGCGGAACGGCGTGAAGAAGGATGGCACCCTCAACAAGGCACCCAACGTGATCGACGGCCAGAAGCAGCCTATCGCCGATTTAAACTTCTGGGGCGGCTCCAAAGGCACCGTGCGCGCATGGGCCGTCGCAGTGGTCGACCCTGAAGGCGTCGGCGGCATCAGCCTCCTGCTAGACGCGGTGCAGGTCACCGAAGCCCGCTATGGCGACGGCGGCATGGATGATTTCGACACGGTCGAGAGCAAAGCCGATCCGTTTGAGCAGGCCCGCAAGCCGCTGGATGAACACAAGCGCGAAAGCATCAAGCAGGAACTGGACGACGAAATCCCATTTTGACAAAGAAGAACCCCGGCGTGAGACCAACGCGCCGGGGTTCAAGTAAGGCAGGCGGAACCGAGGAGGAGCAGGTTCCAAGATGTGTGAGAGCAACCCAACACAAGGAATACTTTAATGCAGTCTATATCTGGTGGCAAGTGCAGCGGTGGCCACAATGTCTGACATCCGCTTTCTGACAGCCCCCGGCTCTTTCTACACGCTCATCGACAAGCCCGGCCAAGCCTATCCCGGCATCTCTTGGGCCGAGATCGCCCGCATGGCAGCCTCGCCGCAGGCCAAGGAAAAGGTAGACGCCGACTTCTTCATCCCATCGACCTACCGCGAACACGATGGCCGCTCCCACGACGCACAGCGTGAGCATGGTGTGTTCCGCATGCTGGCCCTCGACATCGACCGGGGCAACCCGAGCTTGGACGACGTGCTGGCCGCCGTAGAGGCCGTCTGCGGCCCTGTCAGCCTGCTGGCCTACTCATCATCCGGCGCAACCCCAGAGAACCGCAAATGGCGCGTCCTGCTGCCGCTGGCGGGCGTGCTGACCGGGGCCGAGTATGAGGCCGCCCAGACAGCCCTGTTCGATCTGCTCCATGCCAATGGCATACACCCTGACGGCGCGCTGGCACGCTGCGGCCAGCCGATCTACCTGCCCAACGTTCCGCTGGCTAAACGCAACCCAGACATCACCCCGATCTTCTACCAGCACCGCGTGATCCGCGCTGGCACGCTGCGTCTGGATGCCGGCAGCGCGATCCGGCAGGAGATCGACCGCCGGGCGGAGCAGCATCGTCTGGCCGCCGAGCAGGCCGAGCGTGCGCGGGCAGATCGTGAGCGCCAGCGTGCAGAGCGTCGGCAGAAGTTTCCAGATCAGGTCAGCCCGGTCGATGCCTTTAACGCTGACCACACTATCGAAGACCTGTTGATGCGCTACCAATATGAGAGGCGCGGGTCATCCCAGCATTACCGTTCTCGGTATCAAACGTCTCCCAGCTTTGCCACGGAGAACTTCTTATCGCATTGGGTAAGCTTGTCTGGATCGGATGCAGCCGCTGGCGTCGGCAAGCCGAAGTCACTCGGCGAGAACGCATACTGCTGGGGTGATGCTTTTGACCTTTATTGCCACTATGAGCATGACGGGGATTTCGACAAGGCCGTGCGCGCCTATGGCTTGGAGATCAGCCCGGCCAAAGCCGAGATCGAACTGCCAGAGAACGGGCTGGATGATTTCGACTACATGGAGCCGCAGAACGCGCCAGAGGCACCTGCCAGCGATGACTTCGACGACATAGACCTTGGCTCGTTTGACACCCCAGATGCCCCCGAGGCGGCCCCAGATTGGCCCACAGTCTACGACATGTTTGACGGGGCCAGCATTGAGCCACGGCGCTGGATATACGGCAACCACTACCTGCGGTCATTTGTCAGTGTGCTGGCATCGGCTGGCGGCATCGGGAAGACCAGCTTGCAGATCGTCGAAGCGCTGGCCATCGTCACAGGCAGGCCGCTGCTGGGCGAGGAAGTCAAAGAGCGGACAAACGTCTGGATCGTCAATCTCGAAGACCCTCTGGAAGAAATCCAACGGCGCGTCATAGCTGCAATGCAGCACTACAAGATCACGCCGGATGAGGTTCGTGGGCGTCTCTTCGTCAACGCGGGCCGAGACTTCAGCCTGAAGTTTGGCATACAGACACGCGAAGGCGTCCTGCCGAACACCAAGCTGGTCGAGTACCTCTGCAAGCAGATACCCCAGAAGCAGATCGGCTGCGTCTTCATCGATCCCTTCGTCGGCGCGCACAACATCAACGAAAACGACAATATGGCCGTGAACGCCATTGTGGCGGAAATAAGGCGAGTGGCTGATGAGACGAAATCTGCCATCGGGCTGGTGCATCACATCCGCAAAGGAAACGGCGAGGATGCCAGCATCGACAGCGTGCGTGGCGCAGGCAGCCTGATCGGGGCGGCTCGGGCTGCCCGCGTGGTTAACAAGGTCTCAGAAGACGACGCCATGAAGCTGGGCGTGGACATGGACAAAGCAAAAGGCATCTTTCGCGTGGACGATGGCAAAGCCAATCTCTCCCCGCCTGCGGACAAGTCAACCTATCGCCAGATGATCGGCGTAAAGATCGACAACGGCGAGTGGATCGGTGTCTGCGTACCATTCGACCTGCCAGACGAGTGGAAGGGCATGACCGATGCCGTCGTGAACGAGATGCTGCGGATGATCGAACTGGGGCCGAGGACAGAGGACGGGTCTCAGGAGTATTATTCGATCAGGCCCCAAGACAAGGATCGCTTCGTCGGGCGCGTCGTCACGACCTTCGCATTCGACGATCCAAAGCACATGAAGAACGATGGGCAGGCCAAGCGCATCATCAAGACATGGCACGAC